TTAATTAAAGATGTAACGGATACCAACCTGCATTTTCCAGCATTCAGTATAGATACGGTTATAAGAATAAGTCTCGGTCGGATATTCACCATTGATCTTATACATGGAGAAAATTGGAGTCTTATTATCATCCATACCTTCATATTTCAAGATACGGCAACCGTTGGAAGAAGATGCGTTCTTCATTACACCCCATTTCGAGTTGATCATATTACCGATATTCATGAAATCAAGGCTCAATTGGAAATGATGTTCGGTTTTACCTGCCTTGAATGAGAAATCTTCCGTTATACGAAGGTCGAAACGATGTACCCAAGGTGCACGTGCGGCATAAGCCTCAGCGTATTCTCCCTTGTGATTCTTTAAATAAGAATCTTGGTCTACGAAGTTCCAGAAAGCGGTTCTATCTGCTTCATTCTTGAATTTGATTTCACTATCATCTTTCGGGATATACATCATATCATTATTGATACCGTCACCATTCATATCATTTGTATAAGCGAAGCTATATCCGGAAGCGGAATAACCGGAATAGAACAGATTTAAGCTTGTTTTTCTGAGCAGACCTTTATGGCGGAAGGGCAGATTATAATTGACCGCTGCGATTACCTTGTCGGGCACTACATACCGTGAACGTTGTACGGTCGCGAAATTCGGTCCGTCTATCGTTAACATTCCCTGCCATGTAGATACAGGGTCGCTACCCGGAAGACCGGAAATTTCTTTGGATTCCGTGTGCGTATAAGCCAACATCATGTTCAAATCCTCTACGGGTTGAGCGTTAACCGTAACATTGGCGGTATAACCATGTCCTTTGGATGTGTTAGTTAATACAACCGCATTCTTACCGGATACATACGTATAATCAGATGGATAAATCAAACGGTTATCCGCTCCGTTAAAATGTTCCCAATTTGACGGGTCCTTGATGTTGATATTCTCAAGGGTTACGGCATTGATGTTCTTGTTATAGATGAACTCGCCGGTTACGGATAATGGGAAGGAAGTTGGGAGCTGATAATCTACAGCCAAGGAGGTTTTCCATATTTGTGGCATCTTGAAGTTGTCCTTTACGCCAGAGATCTTAGAACCGGCAACCGGATTCTCTATCGTGGTAGGAAGGCCGAATTTCTTGATCGCATCGTCTACATTCGTAATCATGCCGCCAGCCAATTGATCCAGACGGGAATCATGACTTACCGCAATTCCATTCTCATATTTTGTGCCGAATACTACGGCATTTTGTACCATATTCGAGTTTGTCGGCATATTCGTAAAGAATACCAAGGGTAAACGTCCGGTAAATATACCTGTACCACCACGTACTTTTAAGGAATTATCCTTGAACACATCCCAAACGAAACCTACACGAGGGGATATTTGCATTCTAGACTTAGGCCATTTGCCGGTGTCGATATGTTTGCCTCCGAAATCAAGATCGTAGATTGCGTCGTTTCTTTGAAGATCGCTATTGTCGAAAATTAAATCATCGAAACGTATACCATAAGTTAACTTCACGTTCGGGCGAATGTTCCACTCATCCTGTGCGTAGAATCCGATCTGGTTAAAAGTAACCTGAGCTTTCGGGTCGGAAACACCGTTGTAACCGTATGTCCATGCGAACGTTTCAGGAGCGGCACCGTTCAAGAAATCATCTAAGCTGCTGTAACGATAATATCCCGTGCCGTTGCGCATATAAGCATTGCTAGCAAGTTGGTGCTCGAAACTGATACCAGCTGTGATCTTATGGTCGCCGGCAAAGTAAGTGAAGTTATCGATAACACTTGTGATCTTGTTCTTCACGCCGTTGTTGTAAGTAAATAATTCATATCCGGCACTCATATAAGGCTCCATGATTTGGTTACCTTCCGCATCTTTACCTGCCAAGATATCAATGAAGGGGAAAGGGGAAGAGTTGGTTCCGCGCATATCCTCGATATCCGTATAAGTGAAAAGTAACTGATTGGAAATCTTATCAGAGAAGCGACTGTTCAAATCAGCGGATACGGAAGACACTTTATTGTCTTGGGAATACATGCTGTTGGCAAAAGACATGGATTGGTAACCTACACGGCTTGTATTATACAGACGAGAGCCGGAACCACCATCCATAGAGTTAGCGTTGGGAGCGTTCCATGCGGTATTCTTTGTATAGTTGTACCGTACGCTCAATTTATGGCCATTCGTGATATTCCAGTCGATACGACCTAGCAATTTCAAATTCTTTTCGTCTGCGGGGAAGTTCGTGGCTGATCCTGTATCATAACCATATTTATCTCTTAAGAAATCGGATACCTTTTGCATGTACAATCCGCAAAACCACCCGTCCACCTTTTCAAAACGAAGCGTTTCTATTTTGAGGTTCTTTTCCAAAACGAAGCGTCTCTTTTAGAGCAAAATCAAACGGCATTCAAATGGACTTCTAACCCTATTTGAATGCCGTTCTTTTATTACTTTTTGTGATGAAAAAGTGTCTGCACAAGTTGTTAGTCTCGTACTTTTTCCGTAACTTTACAAAGTAGTTAAGATGGCATGTTACAACTTTTTATCGTATGTCGAATAGGCATCTATTTGCGGAATACGACGAATAACGCCCTTTTCTATATTATCTAAGCAACGTCCCAACGTCCGAAGCATAGCCGGAATGATTTCTTGCTCATAAAAGACGCGAGGCCGCACACCATAGTCTATTTTTACTATCTCCTGCTCGCAAATATCGCCGGTGTCATAGCCGGAGTCTGCCCAAAACCATGTGGCAGCAGTTATCGGCTCTCCTCGTTTATATGCCCATTTGATAGAAGACGCCCCGCGCCCGTAAGGTAGTGGGGAGGGATGGAATATCAACGTACCCCAGTTCGCCTCTTTCAGTTCTTCATCGGAAACTTTCACCGTAAGGAGTGGCGCAATGGCAAGGTCACACCGATACCCATCACACCAAAGCGTATGCCCTTTTGCTTTAACGAACATTTCGGCTGCTTTGAATGCCACCGACTCGCAATTTCCCAATATTTTAATTACCATTCCCTATATATTTGAATGCCTGAACCGCCCTGAAATGACCGCCATAACCGGTTGCCGCACGATCAGACTTATTTAACCTTTGGGCTGAACGTGCCATCGAAGCCGCACTGCGCCCTTTATTATCTCCATATAAATGTGCTCCGGTTTGTATCCACTTTTTAGAGTGGCGTAACGCCCCACATAGTTGCGGGTGTGAAGTGTGAAAGAACACCGGATAAGGTTTGCCACATCTACCATGCCCTTGAAGATGATATTCACAAACTGCCGCCAAAAATTTGGTACCGACGCCTATTCCCTGCCATTCGGGAAGTACTACCAACCGGGTGGATCGGTAAGCCTTTGCCGTAAAGAGTGGTGTTACTGCCAAATGACAGACGGGTTCACCACCAACAAAGCCTACGAAATACTCGGCCGCCACCGGCATGGGAAGATCTAAATAATAATGCTGCTTAAACAATCTTGGGAATACAGTTCCCCTGACTTTATAAATTTGAAGTTCGAGTTTTGGACGTTGCCGAAGGCAGTCACGGTCGTAAAACCGTGCCTCCGCAGTATCATACACCCAGTCAGGTTGTAACCATTCGATTATATCATAGTGGCAGGAAAGAAGCACGATCCGCCCGCTGCCACGTCTCCATGTCTTCGAGAATGCGGCGGCCCCGACCTTGGCTATCTGCCGGTCAATGACCGATGTAAACTCGTCCACCACGGCGTGCCGCGGTCGTTCGCACGCCAAACGCGCAAGGCCCGCCCGGAACTTCTCGCCGTTGCTCAGCACATGAAATGGCCGTAGCCATGCCGGAACATCACCAAGGCCAACTGCCGAAAGCATACCCGTCACCGTGTTGAAGTCTCCGTCAGGAGCAATACAGTCCACAATCGGCTTATCCTTATCCCAGCCGGAATAGAGGTCATAAATAGGTTCTTTGAATATTTTGTTTCCAATACTGGTTTTTCCACTACCGGATGGTCCGACGATCAATCCGATTTGCCATTCCCGGTCCTCGATTGGTAGCTCTACTGTCTTTTCCCAATCACAGCCTTTTTCTGCGTTGAAAAGGCTTTTTACCCGTGCAGCCCGATAGCTGTTGAAGTCGCTACAATGGTGTTGTACCTCTATTTTCATACATTCACCACTTTAAGGGTTAGACCTTCTTTCAAGAGACGTTCGTAAATCTCCTTTTGTTCTTTTTCATCTGTGCAAATGACGATTACGCCATATTGCGGCTTGTAAGTGTACTTGCTCATACTTTGTTTTGTTTTATGGGTTTGGAACAAAGGTAGAGCCAAACTATTGGACGAACTAATTTAAACCGAACGTTATACTGCACCGCTTGTGCAGTCACTTTGGAAACGTTTCAAAAGACCATACACTTTCCGTTCGCTTACGGCATACCTTTCAGAAAGTATAGCTACAATATAGGACACTTTTTCACCATTCTTGTACAGATTCATATAATCGGAATACAAGTCAATATACTGGGTATCTTCGAGGCGTATTCCCGCCTCATGTAACTTTTTCAACAACTCACGATTGAAGTTTAGTATCTCTATCACTTTCATACAAACAAAAATTTAGTACCTTTGCAATGTCTCACTTATTAGGCGCACAAATGCGCCACACAAAAAAATAACGCTCACAGCGCGAACGAGGGTATTTGCCCCCGGTCGTGCGCTGTGAGCGTTTTGTGTTTAATAGTAAGTGAGACGACTATTTAACAGGCCGGGGGCTTTTTTCTATCCCTTCCCCCGCAGGGATTCATCCATTACCCGGCTTCATACAAAGCCAAGTCCAATGCGTCCTTTTTCTTCCATCCTTCAGACAACGCGTCTTGTATGTGCTTCATCGCTTTCACGTAGAAATCCTGAAGGTCTGAGACCGTTTCAAACGTCCTGTAATACGGCTCATCATCCGCACCCAGCTTGAACGTCACTGGCAGGTTCTGCCCTCCCGTTTGGACGGCAAGATCGTATGCGGCTTTGTAGTTGAACTGGTTCTCGCTTGACAGCCATACCGGAATACCCTCGTATATGAATCCCGAAAGGATGGCCTTGTCAGTCTCCCGGTTATACCAAGCCGTAACCGTTGACCGTATCTCCTCGTCGGTCGGCTTATGGTTAAACTCCTCTTCCATGTAAGAAGCGGAATCGTCTTCCTTCTTTTGCACGTCCCAGCGGATGCGCCACTTGTTTTTGACCGGGTTCGTGCATTCCAGCAGCGATACACCGGCACTTCCTTCTACTCGTTTCATGTAAACACGTATTTGGTTCTACCTTTGCCAAACGTTTCCGTCTTGATGGTTGTTTCAAACGGAAAACCGTCCGGCATTTCCCTTACCTGTGCAAGGATGTTTTTCATTTCTTCCGAATTAGTGAAAAACTTCTTGGACTCGCCATTTTGCTCGATACTCACGATACAGCGGTCCTCGCCCTGCTCTGTCTTGATTCCCGTTTCAAAGTCTTTCACTATGATGGGAAGGTTTACCAGTTCCCGGATGCTTACCACAGTGCCGGGAAAACGTTTCTTGCCGTCCTCCGGCTTATAGGAAACGTTCAAATCTTTAAATGATCTCATTTCTTTGCCTGTTAATTTTTTAAACAACATATTACAATCCGCATGCTTGGCCATGCCATAAAAGCTGGCAACCAGCTCACGCCGTCTTCTTCTCGATTTTACCTCGTGCATTTTTCGGGCAAATTTCTGCTTGATACGCTTCCTGAGCCGGACATGGTCCGGAGCATAAATCACGTACCCCAAAAAGTCAATGCCCTCGCCCACCGGGAACACCCTCTCATTTGGCTTTATGGAAAGCCCGATAGAGTTTATCCGCTCATGGACGGCATCACGAATCTTCCACAATTCCGCTTTCGTTTCACCCAGTACCACACCGTCATCACAATAGCGGTAGTAATAACGAACGCCGTACCTGTCCTTCAAATAATGGTCTAAATAAACAGACAACAACAAATTGCCCAGCCCCTGCGAACTCCTCAGGCCGATACTGATACCCTCAGGCATCAGCCGGACAAAGTTATCCAGCATGGCGATGAGCTTCCTGTCCTTGAATATCCGGTTCACGCAATACATCACGAAATCTTGTTTCACGCTTTCGTAGAACTTCTTGATGTCAAACTTATAACAGAACCGCGTGCCTTCCGGATCTTCTTTCATATCACGGCGAATATACGCCATCAGATCGTGCGAGCCACGTTTTTTGATGCTGGCCGAAGTGGTTCGGATAAACCGTTTCCTCAAACGCTTGTCTACGATGGTCATGATAGCGTGTACGGCGATACGGTCTCTCATGCTTAGTACCTGAATACGCCGTAACTTACCACCTTCCACTATATCCCGTTCATGATAATCTTTCACCCGGAAACTTCCGGATGCGATCGATGCGGTCAGTTCATCCAATACCTCTTCCTTATGCGCAAGCAGGTAACGCCCTTGGCGGCTACGCTTTCTTTTCGTGCCGCGAAGGACTTGATCAAAGGAATCCTCCATATTGGACGGTTCTATAATCTCTTCTATTATGTAACCTTCTCTACGCAT